GAATTTTGGGTAAACCCTTTCGGCAAACGTATAATCATGGTTTTCCGGAAGGGTGGATGAGCGGTTTAAGTCATACGCCTGGAAAGCGTACGTAGGTTAATAGCCTACCGCGGGTTCGAATCCCGCCTCTTCCGCCAGCAGTACCCTGAGAGCCCCTATCCATGGGGCTCTTTCTTTTTGAGGGCTTTCTACCCACCACTCTACCCACCACTAAAACATTGTCTGAATTTGCTGTTCTAAATGGATCGGGAGGGAGCATTCTGGATAAATAGCTGGATTCCAGGCAAATCTTCGATTGGCGCCTTGAAATCACCATCAATTCCCTGTGTAGGCAGGCTAATGCCGAGCCAAGGAGGGTAAGGGCTAAGTTAAACTAAAAAATATCATTATTGGCGCTAGTAATGGCATTTTGATAATTCAGTTATCTGGGTATAAGGCCCAAAATCAAGGGAAATAGATGTCAGAAGAGCAGCGTCGTCAGTTACAGCAGCAGCTATGGAATATTGCCAATACATTGCGAGGCAAGATGTCTGCAGACGACTTTCGGGATTACATCCTTGGATTTATCTTCTACAAGTATCTATCAGAAAAAATTGCCAACTTTGCCAATGATCAATTAGAGGGCGAAGAGCTGACATTTGAAACTCTTGATGAAAAGTCTGCTGAAGGTAAAAAATACCTAGAGGCCATAGAAGAGGCCTGCAAAGAAGAGCTTGGCTATTACCTAGCCCCTAGCGAAATGTTTGATCATCTAGCTAAAAAGGGAAACGGTGAGCTAGGATCCAACACCTTCATTCTGGGTGACTTAACCAAGGTCCTCAAAAATATCGAGCAAAGCACCTTGGGAACCGAGAGTGCTGAAGAGTTTGAGCACCTATTTGACGATATAGACCTCACCTCAGCTAAGCTAGGCAAGTCAGAGGACGAGAAAAACGAACTCATTGCTAAAGTGTTGGTTCACCTAAACAAGATCAACTTCCAGTTACGTGATGCTACGGCTGATGTACTGGGCGACGCCTATGAGTACCTCATTGGTGAGTTTGCCAGTGGTGCAGGTAAGAAAGCGGGGGAGTTCTACACGCCGCAACCAGTTTCACAACTGCTAGCGGAATTAGTAACCCTCAATAACCCAAAGCTGAGAAACGTATACGACCCAACATGCGGATCAGGATCATTGCTGCTCCGCGTAAAACGACAAGCAGAGTTTGTTGGCCACATCTACGGCCAAGAAAGAAATCCAACGACTTACAACTTAGCCCGCATGAATATGATTTTGCATGACGTGCACTTTAGTAAGTTCGACATCAAGAATGAAGACACGCTAGAGAAACCTCAGCATCTAGAAATGAAGTTCGATGCGATTGTGGCAAATCCACCATTTTCAACGCAATGGTCTGCCAATCCGATGTTTATGAGCGATGATCGCTTTAGCTCATACGGCAAGCTGGCGCCAAGCAGCAAGGCTGATCTAGCCTTCGTGCAGCACATGGTTTACCACTTATCAGAAGAAGGCACCATGGCAGTTGTTCTGCCTCATGGCGTCCTATTCCGCGGCGGTGCAGAAGGGCATATTCGACAATACCTTATTGAAAAAATGAACTGCTTAGATGCGGTTATTGGACTTCCATCAAATATCTTCTTCGGTACGGGCATTCCAACTTGTATTCTGGTAATGCGTAAGTGCCGTAAGAAGAATGACAATATCTTGTTCATAGATGCAAGTAAGAATTTTGAGAAAGTCAAAACAACCAATGTGATGCGCCCCGAGCACATTACCAAGATTGTTCAGACATACAAGGCACGCAAAGCAGAAGATAGATACAGCGCTATAGCTACCATCGAGGAAATCAAGGAAAACGACTGGAACCTAAACATCCCAAGGTACGTTGATAGCTTTGAGACAGAAGAGGAAATTGATCTTGCAGCACTATCGGCCCAACTGATTAACTTAGATAGGGATTCGGCGAGCGTAGATAAGGAAATAGTGGCCTTCTGCAAAGAGCTGGGAATTGAACCACCACTCAGGGATGGTGGCAAGTGATGGATAAGCCGAAGTTAAGGTTTAAGGTCTTTAAGGATGAGTGGGCTTTTGTGACGATGAGGGATGTTGCGGAGAAGATAACCGATGGTACGCACGATACTCCGAAACCAACAAAAACGGGGATTCCTTACTTGACTGCCATTCATATAAAAGACTCTGGAATCGATTACGAAAATTGCTATTTTCTCCCGGAAGAGGAACATCAAAAAATCTACAAAAGATGTAACCCTGAAAAAGGCGATATGTTGATAGTTAACATTGGCGCAGGAACATCAACATGTGCAATTAACACGGTTGATTATCAATTTAGCTTGAAAAATGTGGCCCTAGTAAAGCCAAATAGACAGAGAGTGATTCCTGAATATCTTGTTCAGATTCAGAGAAGAAATGCTGCTAAACAATTCATTCAGCTTACATCGGGCGGTGCGCAACTATTCTTGGCGTTAAAAGAAATTGGAAAAATAAAAGTTCCACTGTGTTCATTGGGGGAGCAGCAAAAAATTTCCTCATTCCTCTCTGCGATAGATAAGAAAATCTCCCTCTTAGTTAAAAAGCATGAACTCCTTATTCAATATAAAAAAGGGGTTATGCAGAAAATCTTTAATCAGGAAATACGTTTTAAAGATAAGGCCGGAAAAGATTTTCCAGGCTGGGAATATGTGCTGTTAGAGGAAGTGCTGGGTTATGAACAGCCGGGCCGCTATCTTGTTTCATCCACTGAATATTCTGATGGCTTTGATACTCCCGTTCTAACAGCAGGTAAGACATTTTTATTGGGCTACACGGACGAAATTAACGGTATTTATACAGATTTACCAGTCATCATATTCGATGACTTCACCACGGCATTTAAATTTGTTGATTTTCCATTTAAGGCTAAGTCATCCGCAATGAAGATGCTAAAAAATATCAATTCAGATAACTGTCTTAGATATATCTATGAAGCAATGTGTCGAATTGATTTTCAAGGGGGTGATGAGCATAAGCGTTATTGGATATCACAGTATTCAAAAATCACAATACCGTTACCCCATCATGATGAGCAAATAAAAATATTAGAGTTTTCGGTTGGGATTGATAAAAAAATTGAAATTATTAAATCTCAACTAGAACTCACCAAAAAATATAAACAAGGCCTCCTACAGCAGATGTTTATCTAATATGGCCATCCAATCTGAAGCCGCGCTAGAAGAAGCGCTCATCAAGCAACTCCAGTCAATGGAGTACTCCCGCGTAGAGATTCTGGATGAGTCTGACATGCTGGCTAACTTAAGGCGCCAGCTTGAAGTCCATAACGAAAACACCCACCATATTCCCAATCTTCGCTTTAGCGACAAGGAATATGAGCAAATTCTCAATAAGCTCAATACCGGCAACGTATTTGACCGCGCTGAAATCCTTCGAGATAAATTTGCACTAAAGCGTGATAACGGCGACGTTATCTGGATTACCTTCTTAAACCATATGGACTGGTGCCAAAACGAATTTCAGGTCACTAACCAAATCTCAACAGAGGGTAAGCGCAAGAATCGCTATGACGTCACGATTCTGATTAATGGCCTACCTTTAGTTCAAATTGAACTAAAGCGCCGCGGAATGGATCTAAAGGTCGCTTATGACCAGATCATCCGATATAAGCATGAATCCTATGATGCGGGCTACGGCTTGTTTCAGTATGTCCAGCTCTTTGTCATTAGCAATGGAGTCAATACCAAGTATTTCTCTAATAATAAAAGCATTAAAGAGTTCACTTTCAAGCAGACCTTCTTCTGGTCCACCAAAGAAAATAAGCGCATCTCAGATCTGCATGACTTTAGCGCTGAATTCTTAAAGCCTTGCCATATAGCGAAGATGATTTCTCGCTATATGGTTCTGACAGTGGATAAGTTGCTTTTAGTAATGCGTCCTTATCAGTACTATGCGGTTGAGGCTCTCATTGAAAAGGTAAAAACCAGTAAGTCCAATGCTTATATCTGGCATACAACAGGTTCTGGCAAGACTTTAACCTCGTTTAAGACCAGTCAAATCGTCGCCGAATTGCCCGAAGTCGATAAGGTGGTCTTTGTTGTTGATAGAAAAGACTTGGACTACCAAACGGAGAGAGAGTTCAATCACTTCGAAGAGGGTTCAGTCGATAGCGCACCCAATACCTCGGAGTTGGTCAAGAAACTGAATGATCCAACTTCTAAGATAGTTCTAACGACGATTCAGAAGCTGAATAACGCGATCACCCGAGATAGGCATGCCATCAAGATGGATGGCCTAAAAGACAAGAGGGTGATCTTCATCTTTGATGAGTGCCATCGTAGCCAGTTTGGTGAGAACCACAAAAACATTAAGCAGTATTTCAGTAACTGCCAAATGTTTGGCTTTACTGGAACGCCGATTCTGGAGAAGAACGCATCCACGCATGGTGGACGCAAGCAAACAACCGCCGATCTATTTGGCACTTGCCTGCATAAATATCTCATTGTCGATGCGATTCGGGATGAGAATGTCCTACGCTTTTCTGTTGAGTATGTCGGGCGTTATAAGAAAAAAGAATCTGGCAGCCATTTAGATATCGATGTCGAGTCAATTGATACCAAGGAGTTGATGGAGGCTGACGACCGCCTTAATAAAATCACGGATTACATCATTGATCATCACCGTCAAAAGACCAAGCATCCAGACTTCACTGCGATGTTCTGCGTTGACAGTGTGGATTCATTGATTCGTTACTACGACTTATTCAAGCAGAAAATCGCAGAAACGGGCTCAGACTTAAAGATTGCCACCATATTTAGCTATCAACAGAATGAGGCTAATCCTGAGGCTGATGGTACCGGTGGTGTAATTCCTGAAGATGATGGCGTAACGCCTGAAAAGATCGTCTATAGCCGAGACAAGCTAGATCAATACATCAATGACTATAACGAGATGTTTGGTACTAAATTCTCGACTAAAGATAGCCAGGACTACTACAACTACTACAAAGATATTGCCAAGCGAGTACGTCAGGGGCAGGTAGACATCCTATTAGTTGTCAATATGTTCCTCACTGGTTTTGACAGCCCAAGACTCAATACGCTTTATGTTGATAAGAACCTAAAGTACCACGGACTCATTCAGGCATTCTCTAGAACCAACCGCATCCTAAATGATAAGAAATCACAGGGCAATATCATTTGCTTTAGGAATCTGAAGGAAAAGACAGATGAGGCGATTGCCTTGTTCTCCAATAAGGATGCCAAAGAAACAGTGCTGCTAGAGCCTTATGAGAATTACGTTGAGAAATATAACCTAGCGGTTGAGGCACTCCTTGCCTTAACTCCAACCGTTTCATCGGTGGATGATTTGCAAGATGAGAATGAGCAGCTGCTATTTGTAACTCGCTTTAGAGAGCTCCTTAAGTTAAAGAACGTAATCACTTCGTTTACTGACTATAAAGAAGGGGATCTTGCACTTACTGAGCAAGGTTTTGAAGATTACAAGTCTAAGTATCTCGATATCTACGAGCGCGTCAAGCATGAGAATGCCAAAGAGAAAGATTCCATTCTGAATGACGTGGACTTTGAAATTGTTCTCATTCATCGGGATCAAATTAATGTTGCGTACATCATCCTGTTGTTAACCGAGTGGTTAAAGAATGGTGGCAAGGGTAAAAAGGGTGAGGGGATCAAGAAGCAGATTGATGACTATCTGTCTGGCGAGATTCAATTGCGCTCTAAGAGGACTCTTATTGAGCAATTTATTGAAGAGAGCCTCAGCGGCTTGTCTCCTGATGGGGTTGCAGAAGAATTTGAGGTGTTTTGGGCTAAGAAGAAGAAAGCGGCCTTTGATGCGCTTTGTCAGTCTGAGGGGATTAGCGGGGTGAAACTTCAAGCCCTTCTAGAAGGCTATGAATTTACAAATCAAGCCCCAAGGTCGGAGGAGTTAATTGAAGTCCTGGAGCAGAAGCCCAAGATTTTGGAGCGTAAATCAACTTTAGTAAGGGTTGGGGATGCGATTGCCCGATTTATTGATACCTTTATTGAGGGTATGGGCTAATGGCATCTGACGTGCGATGGGCTATTGGCGTGAGCTTTGCCTAATTTGATTGAAATTACTGGACCGAATATGAAGACACTCTACATAGATATGGATAACGTATTGGTGGATTTCCCATCAGGAATCGCAAGAACCCCCGAGCACATACAAGACCAGTACGAAGATCGATTGGATGAAGTTCCAGGCATCTTCTATTTAATGGATCCAATTCCGGGCGCAATTGCTGCATATGAAGAGTTGGCCACCATGTTCGATACCTATATTCTTTCTACTGCGCCCTGGGGCAACCCAAGTGCATGGTCTGATAAGTTGCTATGGGTAAAAGACTATTTGGGTAAGCCAGCATACAAACGCTTAATCCTAAGTCACCATAAGAATCTGAATGATGGAGATTTCTTGGTGGATGATCGCCTTAAGAATGGGGTAGATCGATTCAAGGGTGAGCATATCCACTTTGCCACCCCTGAGTTCCCCGATTGGGAGGCTGTTGTCAGTTATTTAAAGACCAAGGTTTAGAGCATTTTCATAGCGCTATTGGCAGCTAACTTGGCTTTGATTTCGAGATAATCATAAGGATCAAAGGCATCCAGATTATCAACCCCGCGAATGCATGGGACCGGGCCATAATTTAAATACTCCTGCATCAAAGCATGTCCAGTAAGGGATGAGTATCGCGGTTTGCATAAGACCCGATCAATTACTCTCCTGCATGCATCGACGGCATCCGCCAGATCTTCATAGTCCCCAATTTGAATCCAAGCGCTCTCATACAGGGGGCGGTTGTGGTCAAAGACCTCAACACTAACTGGCTTGGATAAATTCACTGCATGCATAGTCATCTCCTGAGTTTTCCGTAGGATGAATAGCATAAGCTCAGGAGATAACCATTACTCAATTGGTGGATTGCCCCATCCTTTCCCTTAAATACGCCTGCACCTGCTCAATCGTCCAAAACGAAGACCTTCCAATCTTGATTGGCTTTGGAAACTCGCCTTTCTGAACCATCAACCAAAACTTAGATTTTGATACCGGCATCACTTTTAATATTTGAGGAATTCTCATCAAAGTAATAGGTGGGATTTGGGGGCTTGATTGACTCATCACCATCTCCTTAGCGGGCGCGTTTTAAGTTTTTACGATAAACCTGCAATGCCATCTTTGCAGAACTCATTTTTGTGTATCCATAAGATCGATACAAGCCATACAAACGAAATGCCACCATTTAATTTAATCTCCAATTATGTTTTGTTATGAATCAATCTGTGTGCTGCTGAAGTGCAATGTAGTCAATGAAATTTTGGTGGTCAATCAAATGTCAATACCCACTTTGAAGACGCATATTATTTTTTGACTACAAAAAAATATTTATTCATAGAAGTGACACAAGTCATATAAATAAATGGCTACAGCCTTGTCAGAAGATTCTGATAGCGCGAAGAGGGTGGTGGACACACGTAGATCAATAAACACTTCAGATATAGAAATTCATTCTCACGAATATCTCAAACATGGATTACAGCGAAATGATGAATAAATAAATTAAAGAAAAATTCAAAAAAAACGCGTTTGACGATACGCTTTCCGATTGTTAGATTCATCTCTTGCAAAAAATATTGCACGCAAGAAAAAGAACTACACGGAGACAGATTGAGATGAATTATTACGAGCACCACATTGGAGATTACGCAGAAGCGACCGCGCATCTTACATTCATAGAGGATGCAACATATAGCCGCCTCATCAGAAAGTACTACGCTACAGAAAAACCAATGCCAGGTGATATCAAGCTAGTGCAAAGATTGATCAATGCACGATCAAAAGAAGAAAAAAATGCCGTTGTATCCGTCCTTAATGAATTTTTTACTCTCACTGATGATGGCTGGAGACAAGAGCGCTGCGACCATGAAATAGCCCGTTTTAAAGATAAGCAACTTAAAGCCAGGCGGAGCGCAGAAGGCAGGTGGCAATCATTTCCAGCTGACGAATCGGCACCCGAAAACCCATCCAATGATGTATGCGTTCGCAATGCGACCGCAATGCGAACGCATTGCTCACCAGACACCAAACACCAGTCACCAGTAACCAATCTCCATACACCAGGCAAACAAAACAATGGGGGTGAAAAGGAAAAAATTCCCCAAGAGACGGCAACGCCATCCGAAGAAGAAAAAGTTTTTCAGGGGCGTATCGAAAAATATAAAAGTTTTGCGGCCATGATCAGCAAGGAGGGTAGAACTATTGCCGTAGACGACTACCGCATACGAGACATCGTCAATCTCGGGGTAACGGAGGCTGAGGTGGCAGAGGCTATCACCACAGCAAAGGAAACCCGAATGAAAGTCTCAAACCCAACCCCCATCAATGCAGGCTATGTCTTGGCCATACTCAAAGGGGCACGCAAGAAGGCAGAAGCGGCTAGCGCAGATGAAGACGGCTGGTGGAAAACCAATGAAGGGATAGATGCCAAAGGCAGAGAGTTGGCAATGAAGGCCCAGGGCTCTGAAAGTTACGAATCCTTCAAAACCCGAATCTTTGCCGAACTACGTAAACGTCAAGAGGCATCCAATGCAAACTAATCAAACCTTTGCAGGCGTCATAGAGCGTCTTGACATGGAAGACTTCCCCATTGGATCAAAAGTGAGGACCCCAAGTGGGCGCGTAGGCACAGTCGTAAAACATCGTGGGGCCCAGAGTCGACATGACCTATTCCAAAGAATCATCATCGAGTTTGATGAGCCTGTTGGAGACTCGGTAGCGCTGCAACCTCATCTTTTACGGTTGATCAAGACCTCATGATTGAAAACAATCAAAAGAAATCAAAGAAACCGGCACCAAGCAAAACCAAGGGTGGGGCAAGGCCTGGAGCCGGCCGCAAGGAGGGCAGTCTAACCAAGCGTACTCGTGAGATTGCAGAGGCAGCTGCTGCCCAGGGTATTACCCCCTTGGAAGTTATGATGAGCACGATGATGGCGCTTTACAAGGAGGCTGGTAATTGCAGTCGCGACCATCATGACCATGGTGATGAGGTTGGTGATCATGATGATGGTCATAGCGCCATGATCACTGAAAACCGCATCAAGCTACTGAACATGGCTGCCACCATCGCCAGGCATGCTGCGCCGTATGTGCACCCACGTCTATCTGCAATTGAGCACACCGGTAAGGATGGTGCACCCCTACAAAGTGGGGTCTTAGTGGTGCCTAGTGCCATGAGTATGGATGAGTGGGAGCTAGCTGCCCAGCCAAAACACTAGCCCATGAAAACCATCTGGGCGCCATTACCTGGTAGTCAGACGCTATTTCTGACATGCCCTGTTTATGAGGTATTACTAGAGGGCACCAGAGGAGGGGGTAAGACCGATACCTTACTCATGAGCTATGCCCAACACGTAGGTAGAGGCTTTGGAGATCATTGGCGCGGAACACTCTTTCGCCTTACTTATCCGCAGCTAGCTGACGTAGTAGCCAAGAGTAAGCGCTGGTTTTATCAAATCTTTCCAGGCGCCAAGTTCAATGAATCTGACTACGTATGGAAGTGGCCCACAGGTGAGATGTTGTACTTTCGTTATGGCGCCAATGAGGACGATTACTGGAATTACCATGGCCATGAATACCCATGGCTGGGATTCGAGGAATTAACCAACTGGCGCAATCTCTCTTTTTACGAAGCCATGCATTCCACCTGCAGGTCATCTCATCCTGGAATGCCAAGAATGGTACGAGCCACTTGTAATCCATTTGGAGTTGGGCATGCATCCGTAAAGGAGCGATTCCAGATTGGAGCAATACCGGCAGGACAGATCATTAGGCAAGAAGGCGTACTACCCAGGGTTAGAATTCATTCAACGATTTATGAGAACACGCACCTACTCAAAAACGACCCAAACTACCTGATGAGCCTAGAGTCGCTAAGTGATCCAAACAGGCGTAGAGCCTGGTTAGAAGGAGATTGGGATATTCACGTGGGAAGTTTCTTGGAGGGCGTATGGCAGCCCTCTAAACACGTTGTAGAGCCCTTTGCCATTCCGCCAACATGGAAGGTATGGCGCTCAATGGATTGGGGTTATGCCAGACCTTATGCCGTTTATTGGTTTGCCTTATCCAACGATGGAGTCTATTACCTGTGGAGAGAACTCTATGGATATGGAGAGAAAGAAAACATCGGCACCAGGGAGGATGCAACGGTGGTGGCAGAGAAGATCAAAAAGATCGAGTTCCATGACCAACGCCTTGGTTATGAATACCGCATGAACCTAGCTGACCCATCCATCTTTTCTAAGATCGGAGCAGAGCGATCCATCGGACAAATCTTCAGGGATAAGGGTGTTAAATGGACCGAAGCCTATAACGCACCCAGAAGTAGGGTAAACGGCGCTCAAGAAATCATCCGCCTATTAGCTGAAGGAAAGTTAAAGGTATTTAACAATTGCAAGCATTGGCTTAGAACTATCCCTCGGTTACCGCCAGACTCACTCAATCCCGAAGACGTAGACACAGATGCCGAAGATCACGCTTGGGATGCTACTAGGTATGGTGTGATGAGAGCAAGGAGGGTATTGGACTGAATATGTATTATGTTTAAAGAGTCCCATACTTCCTCGAAGTGTTGAGGTGCGGATAGTCCAAAGGTTAATTGATATGAATTTATCCCAGAAGTCACTTGAAATGCTAAGAGAAATGATTAATGAGCGGACTGAATATAGATCCGGTCCAACGCTCATTAACTTTTTCAATAATCTGGGTTTTAACGAATCCTATGGACAGGGTTTCCCATCGCGATGGATGTTCACTGATGAATGCCTTAAAAAAATTAACGGCACCCCAAGGCTGGATGAGTGCATTAAGCAAATTTTTGCCCCGATTAATTTTATTAATCGACTGCCAGAATTGGATCAGCATCTAAGGGAATTTAATCAATATTTGGCATTTGATAAGTGGCGAATAACTCGTTCGGGAGCTGAAATTACATTCAAAACTTTGGATAAAGTTGAGATTGATGAGGGTGTATCTTTAAGTCAGGAAAATGGCTTTCTTGCCAGAGAATTTTCCAATATATCCATTGAGGGGCTTGGATTAGATGGTGTAATAGTTCCAGTTCTTAAGCATAGGATAGAAGAAATTGAAAAGTGTTTCTCCGCCGCCTCCCCACTTGCAGTAGTTTTGCTTGCGGGAAGTACGCTAGAGGGCATCCTCTTGGGGTTGGCCACTCAATATCCAAGGCGCTTTAATTCTGCAAATTCCGCACCAAGAGATGCAGCAGGGAAGGTAAAGATGTTCCATGATTGGAGTCTTGCTAGCTTTATTGACGTGTCAAAAGAGCTATCTTTAATTCAACACGATACCTTTAAATTCAGCCATTCTCTTCGAGATTTTCGTAACTACATTCATCCCTTTGAGCAAATGGCGGCAAACTTTCGCCCACGTGAAAGCACTGCAAAAATTTCCCTTCAGGTCTTAAAGTCGGCAATTTATGATCTTCATGAAAATATTGACTCTCTAAAATCTTAAAAAAAATTCAAGTATGAGCAAGAATATATTTAAATATGTTGGTCCAGAGTACTTGGATAGAGTTATTGAGTTCAAGGATGCAATAACTCTAAAGTGCTCCTATCCTAAGGATTTTAACGACCCCTATGAGCAATTTTTGACCATTGATTTCAAGGAAGAGCCAGGGGTACTTGCTTTTTATGCTGAAGTAATTGGAAATATTAAGCAGCATCCAGTTACATGTTTTTCATCTTCCCCTATTGCGCTCCCTATGTGGGCTCATTACGCAAAAAATCTTACAGGTGTTGCTATTGAGATCGATGAGGCTGCTTTAGCGAGTGACTTCCCTGAAAGTCAATTTGACGATGTGATCTATAGAGAATCTCCGGATCCCGATTTGAGGGATATGCTTTATCGAGCACATGTAATTGGTAAGCCTCGCTACTTATATTTTTTGCAAGGAGGGGTTTTTAATGCTGCATATTTCACAAAGGCAATATGTTGGGATTATGAGAAAGAACGTCGCATGGTTCTATCTTCGGAAGAAGTTAGAGTTGAGGATGGAATGATGCTTGTTGATATTCCTGCTGGATCAATAAGATCGTTTATATGTGGTCCAAGAGCGTCTGTCGAAACCAAAGCTATGGCCCTCAAAAAATCACTTGAGTTTGGTTGTAATTACTTTGAATTGCAGATAGGCAAGACTTCGGCGATCCCGTACTTTATTAATTCAAGTGGTGACCCCTTTATTTTTAATTTCAATTGCATAGAGCCGGCTAGTAACTTCTGCATTTCATGTAAAGAACCATTGGAAGGCAACGAAAAAACATGTTCATGGTGCCAAATAGATGATGACCATAAAACTGAGGCAGCTTCCCGTAATATTTTTCGAGTATTGCAAAAACTCAATATGTTGGAAGACTATTTTGACGGAATGGAAGATATTGGTAGGGGTTGGAAGGATGGGGCTCTCTGAATTGATCTCTAAGCAGTCATCGGCAGTCTTTTTTTCATCCCACTAGATTTGCTACATAAATTCACAATAAATTCTGGAGGTCCCGTTTGTGAATATATAAAGAGGATGTGTCTCAAGACTCTCAACCCCTCCAACAAAAATGGACCGCCCGCATCACGCATGCGCGCGCTCACTGGGCCACCTTTCATAAGCGCGTAAGACACAACCGCAACACGGTAGCCGGCTTTAATTGGAATGCCGATCCTACTGGCAAAGACTTCTATAGCCTAAGAGCCAATCTCATTCACGGCACTATTTCTGCAGTGCTTCCTAATGTCTACGCCCGCAACCCTGAGATATCAACAACACCCACTCACTCGGGCGCGGACATCAAGCTCTTCTGTAAAACATTGGAGAAAGTCACCAATAGAGCGCTAGAGCATGCGCAGCTCAAGAATCGAGCTAAGTCCACTGTAAGGGCGGCGCTCACCTGTAGCTTCGGCATTCTCAAAGTGATGTATCAGCGAGACCCAAGCAAGGATTCGTATATCCAAGGTCGCATCAACGATGCACAAGAGAATCTCTTGGCTATTCATGAACTAGAGAAGGACCTTCATGATAATGATCAAGCCCATCATCATGATGCGAAGAGGAATGAGTTAGAGGAGCTCATTAAATCCTTGCAAGAGCAATCAGAGGTGCAATCTGCCGAAGGCCTAGTAATCGACAGAGTCCTTACAGAAAACCTCCTCATCGACCCCTCCATCTGTGAGTTCTGGGATTACACCGATGCTGATTGGATCTGCCAAATCATTCCTATGAAACGCGGTCAAGCAGAAGCCCTCTACAAGAAGAACTTAGCCAGCGCCAAGGTCTATCAACCAGGCCAAGGCGAGCCATCTCATAAGAAGGCCAAACGCCTAGCCTCAATGCAAATGAATGCTGGTTCAGGCCTAGTCACCGATGATCAGCAAATAGCAGTACTAGAGATCTGGGATAGAGCTACCCAGCGTGTTTATACGATGGTAGAGGGCGCGACTGAATGGCTACGTGAACCTTACTCTCCACCAAGAGCCGGAGAGCGCTGGTACCCATTCTTCATATTGCCTTACCAAGTAGTCGATGGTCAATTCATTGGCCCAAGTCTAGTGGACCTGACTGAGCGCTTGCAGGATGAGCACAATGAAGCAAGGGACCGATTCAATCAACATCGAGACCTCTGTATACCAGGGTGGGTAGCCTCTGCTGACATTAATGAAAAGACTATCAAGAAGCACTTAGATTCCCGCTTTGGTGAGATCACCATTGTCGATACCGAAGGCAAGCCGCTTAATCAAGTCATTATTCCCAGAGGTCACCCCAAGATCGATCCCATCGTCTATGACACCAGCGCAGTACGTTATGACTGGGAGCAAGTCACTGGACTACAAGATGCAGCGCGCTCCACAGTAGTCAGACCCAAGACGGCAACCGAAGCCAACATCTTGCAAAGAGCCCTATCGGGGCGCGTATTTGAATTCAAAGATCAGATAGAGGATTGGCTACAAGAGATTGCCCAATACAGTGCCCAGGTGCTTTTACAAGAACTCACTAAAGAGCAAGTAGAGCGCTACATGGGATCACCAAGTACCAAGACCACCATGATCAATGGCGAACTAATCATGACCATGGAGAAAACCTACGACTGGCCAGAGCTCACCAAAGACCGAATCTTTGACATGGTAGATCTGCGAATACGTGCGGGTACTACCGGCGCGCCAGACGGCATAGAAGATAAAGAGAGCTGGCTCAAGGTTCTTCCCATGATTACGAATCTATCTATACAGATGCAAAACCTACAAGCAAGAGGAATGGACTACGAACATATCCGTAATCTCCTACAGGAGACTCTCTTGCGATATGACGATCGCATCGATTCAAATCTATTTATACCGAATGTAGAAAAACAAGCGGAGGGATGGTTGCGTGATGACGACCCAAACTTAGGAATGAATTGGTTTTCTGAGCGAAAGCAAAAGACTAATGCTGGAATGAATTACGGCAGCAACTTATTAAAAGAGGAGACAGGCAATGACGCAAGTAGCAAATGAAGTGGAAGGCTTTAAGTCGGAGGTCCTAACTAAGGGTGGCTCAATTCAGAGGGTGCAGGATAGAGAGGCCAAGAAAGAGCGCGAGCGCCTTGAAAAAGAAGCCTATGAAAAGCACGCGGCCGAGAGCACCGCAAGGCGTAATAAGGCAAGGGAAGAGCGTGCGCTTGAATTGATTGCGCAAGCAAAAGCCAGACAAGAAACAGCTCAATTAGATAAGGAGCGTAGCGCTCAGATACAACAACTACAAAAGGCGGAGCGTAAGAGCCAGAGTCGGAGCCAAGCAACGAACTTACTAGATGATTTAAGTAAGACCCCTAATGTATCTCTTGCCAAGTTATCTGAGGATATTGATGAGGGCGAAGTATTGGAAGAGGAGTCTGAAGCTCTTGAACCCGAGTCTATATTTACACCTGTAAAGGGCGAGGTGCATGTACCAGCCTTTATGCCTACTTCAGAAAGCAAGCTGCCACCACCAGCCCATGATCTTAGTGAATTATTACCTGCACCAGCCACCATCACTGTTGATGCTCTCCCGCAAATTGAGGTTCACGCCGAAACCGGCGAGGATCTAATCCAGCGAGTATTGAACCCCGGACCTACGGGTTCGAGTCCCGATGCTGACGGCAGCGTCATTCAAGATGTCTCTGACAACATCAAATCGAAGAGGGGGTGTGAGCGTGTACAGAGAATCATCAATGAAAAGCGAGATCTAGAAAAGCAGGTTGAAGATCTGCAATGCACGGTTACGAGCTTGCAAGATGTAATCCGTAAATATGAAATAGAAAGCAAGTTTGTCGGTAATGTGATGGCTCATGCGGATTCACAGAAAAAACCTTCCGAATTGGTATCGGAAGCAAAGCTGCAAATGCTCAAGTTCTTAAATACCCGTTCAGATGAAATCGATCATATTGATAAGGCAGTCTGTTTTAATAAATACATGTCAGATCCGTTTTACATGCAGGTCTTTGTGCAGAACAATCGGCCAGAGCAGTGGCAAACCATGATTGAGTCTATTTATGAGGCAATCGAAAGGCCTAACCCCAGTATTGCCTGCATCAGACATTCAGCCTCGCAGAGTGTCCAGCCTATACGGGCGCGAACAGCAACTCTAGGGGCGCCATTGACCAACTCTGAGCAGCCTATGGATCGCATCGCTCAGCACCTAGGAAATATGGGAATTTAATATTAATATCAATAAAATCAATTAATTAACATACTTTATTTCTTATTAACATACTGTATGTTAATAGATAAAAACAGTGTTAAAATGGATGCATGACGAATGCACATGAGCTATTTAACCAAGCAGGCATCTACTTGCAGCAAGCCCTGGGAGAGGATTTGCTGCAGGAGGGCGCTTGGGAGAAAGGGGTGCAATTGCCACGCTACATTGCCCAAACTTACGATATGGGCAAAGCTAGGCTGGCTGGGATCGAGGTTCTTTTGATGGCCAATAAGGACGGGGCTCAAGCATTGCCAGCGTTACTTAAACAAAGGGCGCTTATTCAGAAAGAGGCTGGGGTGCCTGTTATTTGGGTTGGAGATACTCTTCAAGCTTATGCGCGCAAAGAGATGGTTGCGAGGCGCATGCCTTTTATCATTCCATTTAAACAGGCCTACCTACCCCCGTTGGGAGTTGAGTTCCAAGAGCGCGCATTGGCAACAAGGGTCGATGCCAAAGAAAGGCTGCATGTGGCAACCCAAGTATTTTTGATTAATACGCTGCTTGGTAATTTGCCTGACACATTAAATCCAAAAGAGATTGCCATGTACTTGGGCTATAGCCTCATGACTATGACTCGTATTAAAAGCGAGTTGATGGAGCATGGTTGGCTAGATGTTGGCGCATACAAGAATGAGCGAATTTGGCGCCTGAATCTTCAAGGTGACGCGCTATGGGATGCCGTCAAGCCTTGTTTGCAAAACCCTGTGCGGAAGCGAATTTGGCTTCGTAATCCGCTTGATAAGTTTTTGCAGTTACCTCTAGCAGGATTAAGCGCACTGGCAGGGCAAACCATGTTGGGTGAACCGCCAAACGTAGTCCGAGCTATCGGTGAAATGGAGTGGCGCAGTGCGCAAAAAGAGTTGGCTGGCGAGCAGATATTGCCTGAGGCAATTGAAGGTGCTCTGGAGCTAGAGGTTTGGCGCTATGCTCCTGCACGAACTCAATTTAAGCAAGAGAGAGATGACTATGTGGATCCATATTCTTTGCTTCTGAGTTTAGAGGATATGAACGACGATCGAGTGCAAATTGCATTAACTGAAATTGGATTAGGGGTAAGGTGATGGCTGGACCAGTGGGATTAGAGTTATTCCACAATGCATTTCGAGGCCATGAGAATCAGTTTGTATTGATTGGTGGTATGGCGACCTATCTTGCTACAGAGGAGGCTGGACTGCCATTGGGTAGGGTTACCAAGGATTTGGACATTGTTTTAATCGTAGAGGCATTGGATGTTAACTTTGCAAAAAGTTTTTGGAGTTTTATTAAAGCTGGTGCCTACGAGAACAAGATGAAGGGCGATGATGGGAGGCAGTTTTATCGCTTTAGTCAGCCCCAAGCAGCTGGATATCCTAAGGAGATTGAGTTGTTTTCGCGTAAGCAGGATATCTTGGTGGATGGGGAGCCGGGTGATATTACGCCCATTACATTTGATGAAGAGGTATCAAGTCTTTCTGCTATCTTGCTTGATGAGGATTATTACGAATTAATCCGAAGGGGGCTACGGGATGGAGTGTGCTGGGCTGATGCATCAACACTAATTCCCCTGAAGGCAAAAGCATGGTTAGACTTGCGCCAAAGAAGTGAGAGTGGCGTAGCGATAGACTCCAAGAAGATTCGGAAGCATTTGAGGGATGTTGTTTTGCTGCTGGCAACCATGCCCGAAAATCAAAAGATTGTCGTTCCAGCATCTATTCAAGCTGATATCAATGAGTTTCTTGTTCAAGCCGCAAAAGAAGCGGTTGACTTAAAAGAGCTTGGACATGCTAAAAGCATTACATATTCACAGGTGCTTGAACAATTACGAGCTACTTTTTTATAGAAGTTTAATAAGCTAGGCCTGAATTCCGTCAAGGGCACCCCAAGGGGGTGGCTTGCGCACCCTTGACGGCCACGATCAAAGAAACGCTCTTTTATGCCCAAGGTGGCAGAAAGGCACATTGGGCATAAAGACCCAAAGCGAGTATTTCAAGTAACTCAACAAAAAACCCACAAATATCCCAAGCCAACATCCATCACCTCAATAATTGTTCTTGGTACTTCACGCCATCGCGTTAAAGCTAGAGTCGCGACTAGTAGCGTAGCAATGGATGGATTCACGCCCCATCACCAGGTATTGAGGCCAACTAATTCATGAATATATAAACATATTGATAGGGGTGGCATATGCCAATTTCAAATACAGACTTGCAAGAGTTAGCTAAGGTTTCCTTAGATGAGTACTTGCGCAATCTTCCAGTAGATCAGATCGCCGTAGAGAGACCTTTCCTTAAAAAACTGATGGAAGGGCGTAAAAGCCTATTAGGCGCAAAACAGAATGTCGTCGAGAACATCCGTAAAGAGCACGGTAGTAACTTTAGCTGGGCCTTTGGTGAGGAGACGGTCAAATTCAATAAACGTAATACCACTGAGCAGGCCTCATTCCCATGGCGTAGAGCAGTAGATGGCTTGTACATTGACTATGACCGCCTATTTAGTAATGGCATCAAAGTGCGTGAGGGTGGCGCGCGCGGCTTTCAGCTCGAATACAACGAGCGCGTACAACTGATCAATCTCCTGGATGAGCAGTTAGAGGTCCTCAGAGAGGGCTTTCTCAATAAGCTAGACCTGGAACTACACCGCGACGGCTCCCACGGCGCCGATGCGGTAGTTGGCTTAGATAGCCTCGTCAGCCTAGCGCCAGACGCCGGCACAGTAGGCGGTATTGATCGAGCCAAAGCAAGCTACTGGCGTAACTACGCCGTTAAAGACATTGCCTCAACATCGCCAGGCAACTTAGTGGGCGAGATGGAAACGGCATGGCGTCAATGTATTAAGCATGGCGGTAGCCCGGATTTCATCATCGCGGGCGGTAAGTTCATTGATACCTATCGAAAGCAGGTAACGGTGACCCATATCGCTGGATCAGGCGAAACCAAATACATCGATGCTGGGGTAGGTGCAGGTGTTAACACTGGCCTAGCCTTTAAGGGAGTGGAGATCATTTGGGATCCGCAGTTTGATGAACTTGATGCCATGGCCAATCGCACGGTGGAGTGGAGTAAGCGCTGTTATTTCCTTAACACCCGCTTTATGAAGCTACGTGACGATGACCTAGACATCGTTGCCCCAATTCGCCCGCACGATACCTTAGCCATGTACGCCATGGTGAATCTACGCTGCGCCTTATCCATCTCAAGAGCTAATGCCCATGCGGTATTGGCTATTCAATAAGGAGAAGTGAATGAATAACAGCATGAATCACAAAGAGCTTATTCATAGTGACTTCCAAATTAAGGAGGTGGAAGCAGTAGTGCGCAGGGATGCCTTCACAACCATCCATGTGTTCGTACCGCCGTATGAGACCAACATCCTTCGTAACCTGTTTGGGCGCGAGAACGTCACGGTGTTCGAGCGCCCATCAAAGACCACCATTACTCCAGAGCAAGAGTACGACCGCCTATGCGCTAAGTATGGCCATGAGGTCGTAGCTAAAGTGTTTGGTGAAGATGATGGTGATCGTCTCATGGAGATCGTAGAAGGCTTGATGAAAGAAGGTCAGCTCCCAGTACAAGAGAAGGCACTAGAAGGAGTTCTTGAGCAAGAGCCAACAGAAACCAAGGGGGTTAAGAAACGCTAGCAGAAGGGAAGACCACCGCTAGCAGCAGGTGTTTGGGTGCGGCTGCGGGTGTTGAAGTAACCATGGCGTGTGGGCGCGCGTAACTGCGCCCCACTGCCAACACCAATTAAAAGCCTAGGCGGTAGTGGGGCGTTGGACTTCTATATTCCAAGCATCAAGAAAAGAGCTAATGACATGCTTCCAATCATCACCTCTCTAGTCCAAACCTTGGCCGTCAATGGCCTTGGTCTACTTGCGGGCGCGGTCCAAGCCAAAGGTAAGGAATTCATTGAGGGCAAGATTGGGGTGCGTATTCCGGACAACCCCAGCCAGGAAGATCTGATTAAGCTCAAGCAGTTAGAGATTGAACAAGAGCAGTTACTGCTGCAATACACCCTTAAACAGAAAGAGCTTGAGATTGAAGAATCCAAACTTCTAGCGGAGATGCATCGAGCCTCGCAGGACAACGCTACCAATCGCTGGCAATCCGATATGGGTAGCGACTCCAAGCTATCGAAGAACATTAGGCCGGGAACTCTTGTTTATATCCTCACAGCCTATCTTCTGTTCGCACTTTTATCAGCCATGGGTATTGACATCAACGAAGCCTATGTAAAGCTCCTAGGCGAATGGGGTCAGTTAGTCATGCTGGCTTACTTTGGCGGTAGATCAGTAGAGAAAATCTTTGAGATGCGTATGTATAGATCAAAGAAAAAAGAAGAGCAATGAGCAGCCTAGTAACGGAGCAAGCAGCCTTTCTAATCGACGTCAGCAAGCTTATTCAATTTGCAACAGCAGGAGGGTGGGTCATTACTGGGGGTGAACTCTGGCGTTCACCAGAGCAACAACAAATTTACTTCAAAACCGGTAGATCTAAAACAATGAATAGTAACCACCTAAGACGCTGCGCTATTGATCTGAACTTCTTTTGGAA